TCGTCTTTAACACGTCTAATATCAGCCGCTGTAAGCTTTTCTTTCTTCATCCATATTTCACCTGCTTTAGCCAGTGATTCATGCGCAGCTATACCGAGTTTGAATGATACATTAGACTTACGTGGTAAGTGCAATACATAACTGCACCAGTATTTCCATTTACAAGTCAAGTATGAGGACATACGAGTAGCAGACATGTTAAACTGTTTAATTTCATTTTCATTCATCTTCTTCTTCTCCCTCTGCTGACAACACATCATACCAATATAACCCTTGAAGTGCGGCATCTGTTATATCATTACCAGTTTCAAATGTGTAATTCTTCAGCTTTACTTTATATTTATTTTGCATGTAATTGAATACATCTTCCTTGGTCTTCAATTCATAATGACTTCTAACCGTTTGAGGGCTTATGAATACAGGCTCTTGGCCCAATTCAAAAAAGCACTCCAAATTTACCACCCCTATAAACTGCATTAAAGTCTTTAGGGTTTTAACATTTTTCAAATAGGTTTCCTCTATCACCACGTAATCAGGGAAATGTATCTTTAATAGCGCATTAACTTCGCTCTTAAACCAATATAATTTTTCCTGTAAGCGGTAACTTTTAGATGGTGTTATAACCCCAAATTCTTTAAGTTTACCACCAAAAATAAAAGACCACCCAGTAGAAACCGAAGAAACATCAAATGATAATATACTACTCATTAAATTTATCTACCTCCCATGAAAATCCACAGACTGTACATTCATATAAATTTTGCTTTGTCTGTATAGCAATTTTTCCACATTTTAAACATTTATGTATCAAGTCTTCCATAGAATCTCCAGAATTTTCACCTTCAAATACACTCTGCTCTTCAAAAAACTCCTCTACTTCACCGAGTAATTCTTCTACATTCTCCATTGTTATTTTACACCCATCCATAAATACACCATCTGCAGATCTCCATGAATACCCACATACACACGCTACGTAATCAACTGCAACAGATCTACCACAAGTACAAGGCACTTCATCAGTATGCATAACAATACCAGTTCTTTGACCACATTCAGGGCATTCTCTATCGATAATTCGATCATTCATATTAATTCTCCTTTAACATTTGTATAATATTTCCTATAATTTCTACTTCCTCATCGTGTATAACAATGGCAATTGGTATAAATGCTTGGTCATCTTCTAAATCTGGGTATTTTGCAGTCGCAAATAATACTTTGGACAGTGATGGTACAAATAGTACATGCCCAGTTTCTTCACTTACATAATCCATTATATCAAATTCACCATCTTCTTCTGTAAAAAGTCTATCATCTAGGTCCTTATACTTACCTTTGCGTGGTATAGTTATACTATGATCCTGTTCGAAAACTTTAAATGTATAATTTCTTGCTGGTAATAACATCATAGTAGGTGTACCAACTACTTTTTTAAATTCACCATCCATAACTAATTCTCCTTATTATTTTATTATGCGTAGCATCCTGAAACTGTAGTAGTAAAAGCTTGTTTCCATTCCCAATCATCCCTTACATATTGAGAAAATTCTGTAGATGTCAGTATAAACTCTGCATCTAAACTAGCATTAAGCATGTCAATAACTCTATCATAAGAATCTTCATAACTATTTGGCTTAGATACATGGATAACAGGTTGATAAGTTTTATTCTTTTTAGCCTTCACAAGTTCTTTTTCTAAAGTAATAATTACTTTATTGTGCCATGCCTCCATAGCTTCTTCATAAGTATTACTATGTTTATCTCTGTTTCCCTGTAATTTTTCCAATAAAAAATCTTTACTAACCCTTACCGATCCTAAACCTCGTAAAATTTCCATCTTTTAATACCCCCTTAGTTTACCACACCTATTATACTTCGTAGTTCTTCGATAGTAAGATCCCCAGGATCTTTTCCAGTATAAGGCAAAAGTAGTGGTATAACATTTATTTTATCTTTCATATCTGCCAATGTCCGCACAGTACCCTTTACACCGGCTTCATCCCCATCAAATAATGTAATAACATTAAATGCTGTACTATATAACAAATGCTGCTGACCCTGTGTAATTATACTGCCCATACATGCTACAGCATTTTTATAACCAGCCCTATGCAAGTTCCATACAGATTTAAATCCCTCTACTACAATCAAAGTCCTGGATTCTCCCATATAATCTTTCGCTCTAAACAAATTATATAAAATTTTATCCTTATCAAATCCTTCTGTTAGTAAATATTTATAAGCATAATCTGCTTTGTCGGTAATATCTCTACAACTATAAGCCAACAATCTACCAGTTGTGTCTCGTATAGGTATAACATCGCGTTGAAATCCAAACTTATCTACATAGCCACCACCTATCTCAAATAAATCTAACAACTCATTATCGAATCCACCATTCTTTGTTCTTTCAAAATAGTCTGATCTAAACTTTCTAAAGCTTTTCAAGTAAGTTTCATCTGTGAGAGCAGGTGGTATTTTTCTATTATCCATCTGCTGTATAAATTCTCGCCTATCTTTATTGCGCTTGTATTCTATATAACTAAATTCATCATGTATATCTATACCTGTTATACTTTCCAAATATGCCACAGCTTCAGTGAAAGTCATATTGAGCATATATTTAACTAAATCAATTACACCAAAACCAATATCTTCATGACAATGTTGAGAAAAACACACCCATCTTTTAGTATCTCGATTCATCCTAAACGAAGTCTTATTACTTCCGCCATGAATTGGGCATGGAGCCCTCACTTCTTTTTCTGTTACATGTGTAATTTTAAACCCTAACAGATTCAAAAGTTGTTCCGCATCAATTGCTTCACGTAGCCTATCTAACTTGTATGTGAACTCTTCTTTAGAAGTTTGCGACTTCATTGCCGTTCTCCGTTGCATCGGTGGTTGCGTCTGGAGTGCTGTATTCATCTTGTCTTTCCTCTTTTTCAGCATATTCTTTACTATCATAATCTATTAATTGTCGTTTAGATTCATGTACCATTAAAATTCTTTTCTTAAATGTAAAACCTATACCTTCTGGAGGTGTATGACCACCCCTACGACTTTCTTTTATCCACAACTTATAAGTACCATAATCATTATGAAATGGTTTATATTTATCTTCAATTTCTTGTAATTCTTCAGGCGATCTACGTCTGAAAAAAGCTATTACATCTGCGTATCTAAGCACTCTATCACTATCAGCAATGTCTTCCTGTCTATTTATCTGATTAGCTGCCAATATTGGTATATCCAACACACCAGCCAAATCCTTCAATGATGTAGTTACGTCGCCTATTATCTGATATTCTTTTTTATTTTGAAAATCAGAACCAGATGGAGCCTTAATATAATCAAATACAGCCATTCCTATATTCTCTTTATATTTATATTTTTTATATACTGATATAAGTTTGTCAACATTATATCCAGGCATATACTCATGAAATAGTTTACTGCCTTTGATTATTGTTTTAGCCTTACAGATACGATCGTATTCATCGTCAGTATATCCACCATGTTTTATGATGCGCTCTTTTACCCCTGATAACATGGATATAAGTCTAGTACGCCATTCTTCAAACGACATTTCAGTATCCACATATAACACAGGTTTACGTAAATTATATGCAACATAGGCGCTTATACAAGATAAAAATGTACTCTTACCCTCTTTAGGTCTTGCACAAACAACTGTGAGTGTCTTATTAACAAGCCCATCTATTCTCTTATCAAATATAGGAAATCCACTACTTAATCCACAATACTCTATCTTATTTTTTCTTCGTTCCTCAATATATTCATCCAAACCATCAGCAAGATCTTTAGGTTCTTTAACTGACTTAGACTGCATCGACAAATCCATTATATCTGCTTCTGCGCTATCCATTAAAGTGTCAGATGTAACTTCTTCACGCTGAGCATTTTTATCTAAGTTATCAATGTGTTTACGCAAACGTAATCTAAGTTTGTATTTAGTACTTGCATCTATGGTGTTTTTTATATAGTATTCAAGATTCTCTTCGCTTACTTCCATATCAAGTATGGCATTTACATATTCATAACCACCTATTTGCTTTAATACTCCATTTTTTTCAGCTTCATTTATAATAAGAGCTCCGTCAAAAGATGAAATACCGCGCTTAACTAAAGTGCCAAGCATTACGTATATAAGTTTATGTTCTGGCTTCAAAAAATCTTCATCCATCATCGTAGATGCTATTGCGTAATAATTATCTGTAGATCTAAAACAATAAGCTAATAGCGCTCGTTCATAAACCGGTCTACAAAATGATTCTTTAAGCTTTTCGCTCATAGTAATTTAGTCCTCTTTTTTAGCAAATTTGAATATGTTAATTGAGCTGCCATTAAAATCTACGCTCCGTTCTAATAAGTCCAAGTTCGTGCTGTCTACGCGTAAGCTCTCTCTTAAAACTATTTATTAATTCTATAAGATATTTCTCTCTATTCTCCACCAATACTAATTCTTGTTCATCAGATTCAATGCCTATCTCTATATGAGCCAATTCCTGATTAGCATCTATAACTTTGCAACGTTTTTCAGCTTTAGTTTTAGCCTTAACATCAGATCTAATTACATAAGAGTCTACCATATTACGTTTCTGCATTAGAGATACTTTAGTTTTATTTACTTGTGAACCAAAATAAATTATAAACTGCGACAAACCAATAATGAACTGACTTATTTTTATAGATGGAGTAGATTCCAAATTTCTAACATCAAAATTGAATATTTCATCCATAATGGATTCATTTTTTGGCATCTTATTTAATAACAATTCTTCTGTACGTCTTTTTAAATATCCATTAATATCCATTAGGTAGCCTTCTCATCTTTTCTTGTTTCTTTAGGATGTACTTTCTTACCTGTGCATAAGTAGTCTTGCTCTACCAACTCACCTTGAGTATTGAAGAATTTACAATACTCTGAGTAATATCCTATCTGCTTACAATCGAATGATAGATCACAATATTTCTTATCACCTATAATCGTACCATCTTTCATCGCAACGAAATCCAAACAATCTTTATCGAGTATATCATCTTTTTTATTTTTTATTATTATGTCAACCATAACTAACCCCTAACTATTTATAACACTAGTTATTTTTTCTATCAGTTCATCTGATGTAATAATGTTTTCATCATAATTAATTAGTATTAAATCCAAATTCTTCTCTTGACAATACTGTACTTTAAGATTGTCTCGTCTTTTTGTTTCCAAAAACCCTTGTCTATCACCATGAAAATGACTGACATACTCGCTATGCTGCTTCCCTTGAATTTCAAACAGTAAGTTGTAATCTTTAACATAGAAATCAAAAAACAACTGCTGTCCCTTAAACTTAACATAGTGTTCCTTATTTATAGTATTATGAGGGAACGTATGAACAATCAATTCATATATTTGATCAGATTGCTTACTCATTATTCAATCCTAACATAATCATACATTTAGCTCTATACTCATTATACATATCTTTATTTTCTTTAAACATCTCTATGACATTTTTTACACCATTGATTTTTTCACCATTAATTTCAAACCAAGCACCTGACTTCTCTAATAAACCAAAATCAATCGACAAATCTACAACTTCAGCTACAAAATCATATCCCTGTCCATAAATAAGATTGATCTTAGCAGTTCTCCAAGGTGCAGATAGCTTATTCTTAATAATAAGAAAATCACTTTCATGTCCCATAACTATCCCATCATCATTAAGAATTCTAGAGGCTTTACTTTCTCCACCTTGCACTCTAACCCTACCAGTAGCATAAAACGCAAGTGCTTCTCCACCAGTAGGTGTTCTACTATCACCCCATTTGCCAATATCGTGTCGTATTTGATTAATAAATATTAGTAATGTATTCGTTCTATTTGCAATTGGGGTAAGTTTCGTGCAAGCCTTACTCATTAACCTCGCCAGTAAACCTATGTAATTGTCTCCTATCTCTCCTTCGGCCATCCCTTTTGGCAATAAGGCTGAAACACTATCAATTACTACTACATCAATCTCACCTGTTTTCATCAATTCCTCAGCTATTTGCAGATTGTCATCACCAGTATATGCCTGCACAAGTTTAATTTGATCTGCATCCACTCCAACCTGCTTACCCATATTTCTTACAAGATTTGGATCAAGAGCATGCTCAGCATCAATGAACACTACAACCAACTTACGCATCAATGCTTGCATCACAACACTTAACGCTAACGTTGATTTACCACTACTATTAGGGCCAAAAATTTCATATAATCTACCTCGTGCAAAGCCTCCAATGCCTATTGCTGCATCGAATGACAAACATCCGCTCGATATTGCGTCTATTACTAAATCTTCATGCTCGCCAAGCACAGTAATAATTCCTTTACCATATTTTTTTTCTATTGCCTTCTCTGCAATACCTAATAAACTAGAAGTCTTAGCCTCTACTGTCTTCTTTTTAGCCATTATTAGCCTCCATCTTCTTTAATAAATCGTCTAAATTAGTTAATCTTTCTTCAGCATCTATATCATATGACTCTTCTATAGCATCAGCTTTTCTACGAGCCTTGTCCTCTACGGTTGTATTTCTCTTTCTATTTAACAATTCTATTGCTTTTTCTGTAATCCAAGACATTTTACCCTGTCCAAGAATACCTATATCTGCAATAGGATATTTGAAATTAAATTCTTCTTCGTAATCAAACAAAGTATTAATAATTGATACGCATTCTTGTATAGCAGATTTTTCACTAATACCGTTCATTTGGGATTCAACAAACCTACCAATAATTTGCATATCATATTTTATATTAGGCATACGGCGCCGTTGTCTATTTGGGTGCTTAGAGTCCAGCCTCATATAAAAATAATCACGAAGTTTTCGCTTATTATTTACTTCAGCATTCACTATAACAGGATCAATTATTCTATACCCTGCTTTCATCAATATTTCTTTAGCAGATTCTATACGAGTTTCTTCAATAGATTGGCCATTAGAAAACAAAGTTTGTTGATGATCCTCAGCCACTAACGTCTCCTTAACAACATTAATAATGATGTATGATCTGTATTATCTTTTGCTCTTAATATAACTGGTTTAAGATTATCAATGAAACAAACTTCTAAATACTCACCTGTGAAATCGGTTATCATAGACAACAAAAACGCACCATTAACATCCACATCCAAATCATATTCAAATTCATAATCAAACTTATGCACCGCCTCCATCTTATCATTTTTTAAAGTAAGTTCGTTACCACTAAACTGCATTGTTAATCTATGATTATCTTCTGGATCTAAAACACTATTAGCCGCAGATACACTATCTATTAAATCATATCTAGGTATAGACATAACTTTATCAAATGCCTTCAATGTTGATTTATAATCTGGATAAGGATCATTCAAAACAAGCCCACCTGATAAATAAACATCATTACATTTAACATACATATCGCGGCCTTCAAACTTCATAAATACCTGAGAGTCGTGATCTAAAGACATCTTCATTACTATAGCCATAGAATATTTCAATACATATATTGATTCTTTTATGTCTGCAATAATATTAAGTTTAGCTTCTGACAGTTTTATACCATTGGTTCCAGTAAATATAATTTTATCTTTGTCAATGCATATATATACACCTGAAAGAGCTTCTCTTATTTCGCTTGGATCTATACAGTGCAATATCTTACCAAGACCTTCCAGTAGAATATCACTATTTACAATCAACTGAGCGTCTTCAAAGTCTTTTATAGTTGGTAGTAATCCTGTATTAAATGTCTTAAATTTCAATTTCCTATAGGCTGGTTTACCAGATGGGAAAACTGTCTTAGTTTTAAGAATACCTTCCCTATCGTCGGCAACTATTCTGAAATTGTCCGTACCAAATCCATCACTTAACGGCATAAATTTAACGATATAATTACTAATATCACGCAACTGTATTAGGATTTTTCCCTTCTCGGCAATTTCACAATCTCTTGCAGTAATTATCTCATGAACTGCTCCGCCTGTACCACAAAATTTCACTTGGTCTCCAGACGCATCTATCATCATCATGCCCGTGACATCATCCGCAGCAATTTTAAGCACATAACTCATCTTCTTAACTACATTTTGTAATGTTTCTACAGGTATAGTAAAGTCCATATTAATCATTCTCCTTATCTAACAAATTAATGGTTCTATCTGCTTTGTAATTAACCATATCCATAACCAAATCTTTACCTACTATCTCCATTACCTGATGAACCATTAAATAAACATCAGCGGCTTCTTCTATTATTTTGTCCAAACCATCCTCTCTATTTCTACAAAAATGATTTATGGCAACGATTAATTCAGCACATTCTTCTTGTGTCTGTCTTAATTGAGTTCTCTCTCCCCACACTTCTACACAATCTTTATACAATTTTTCTAATTTTTGTTGCATAATTTTCACTTTTCCTTATTAATCGTCCTTAATCTTTTTGTTGATTCTTAACTTAGCTAATTCCCATATATAATCGTATAAATGAAGTCCTTTGCTGGACGCAATAATTTCTCCATCGTCCACACCAATCTCAGCTGCCATATATTCTTTTAATAACTGTATTGCCCCAAGATTAGCAGGGAAACCGTTCCATAGGTCCCATGAACGAAAATAGACTACAAAGTGTAATTTATCATCCACTATACGGCAGTCTATTAATCTTAAACATGGAGGATCATTTAATCTAATATCATTAGGCATACCTATCTCCATACAAGCCTGATTGGTAGCATACCCATCATTTTTAAACATTTTAATAACTTCTTCTATTTGATTTATTTCGCCTCCATATATATCATGTGGAGCATACAACTCTCTATCATAAAGAATTGCTCCAGCAGTAAGTCTTTCTCCATATGTATAATCTTCACCAGATTTTTTATTTGGGGTCATTAAATAAGGTAGGTATTCTTCCAGATACCCATCGGCAACTGGATTAGGTATGCCTAAAGCTGGAGGAATATCCGGTATAAGAGGCCTCACACCAGGATACTTAATATGAACAGTTATGTAGTCAAATTCAAGCCTTTGCTGGCCCTCGTAACTACCTCTATCTACTGTATATTTATTTCCCACATCTAAAATTTTACAAATACATTGAAACCAAGCATCGGGGAGATCCCGTGCTTCCACAAATTCTAACTTCATATAGTTTTATCTCCTGTTTTTATTGAGATTCAACTATATTATAGAATAAAATACGAGTTTTGCTAGACAAAATATGCAAAAAAATAACTTTAAGAACCTATTATTTCAGCTCCTAAATCACAGACTTCTATTATATTCAAATTAGCTGAAAGATGCTTAACCCAAGTATATTTTACAATAGGAAATACTGAAGCCACTAAATCTAAATGCGGAGCCAACCCGCCATTTATATATGCACCAAGCTCAGCTGAAGTTGGATAAGCAGCTCGTTCCATTAATTCTCTAATAGCTTCGTCTATGGTGTCATAATCTGACAATTTAAAAATAAATTTTCTGCGCACATTAGTCCGCTCTATCATACTATCAGTTGTTCTATTATATCCATCAGCCCATATAGTCCAATGTCTACTTCTATCCACCTTATAAACTCGTTGCGTTCCACTCACATAAAAATATTTAAATGGTTCATTACCTTCCCTATCAAACATTAATTCCACAAATCTACTCCATTGTTCTTCAAAACGTTCCATATTTATAAAAACTTCATGGGTTTTAGGTCTTATATATTCTGGAAGTTCACTATAATTCCAATCCCATATAGCAGTCAAACTGGCACCAAGATCCGAACTAGTTAGTATTCCATTAATATAAGCTGTAAGATTTTTAGCATAATAACTTCCATATAATATATCTATAGTATCCCAGGTAGTGTATGTATCTATTGAACCAAACCTTATATTAAGTAATGTGTATTTACCTATTTCAGGTACATATCTTATATCAACTTTATCTTGAACACTATAAACTCCTGCATTTATATACGCACCCAGCTCAGATAAATTATCAGCCGTGCCGCCATACCATCCTATAATGAAAGCAGACAAATCCAATTTATGTAGAGCATACATATAAGCATTCAAATCTATGTAATCGGACCCAAAACACATAAAATTAATGAGAGCGTCGAGATCTTTATGTTCTAACAAAGGTATTTGTAAAGCTCTCTTCATCAATATAGTGCTTGGTATAATATAAGCACCTAAATCATAGGTCTTACCAGTAGCCATTAAATAAGCTGACAAATCAACTGGAAACACAAGATGCAATGAAGCCGGTAAATCTACTGTATACCATCCTTCTACTATACCACGTAAATTAAATGGTACTTGTATGCCTCTAAAACCACGTATATAAGCTCCCAAATCATTTGATGGTATAGTATTTAAATAAGCCTGTAAATCATAAGGTCCATATACACCTGATATAACAGATCCAAGATCATATGTAGCCCAACCATGTATTAAAGCCTGTAGATCTATAGGCGCTATGGAATACATTGCAGCAGGTAGATCAGCTGTCCAACTACCTTGGATAATAGCCAACAGATCTTTGAAATATACAGACGCGATATAAGCTGGCAGATCTAACTCATCCCAACCAGTGATCATAGATTGAAGATCTTTATCCTCCCTCATCCAAATTTTATAGAACTCAGCTGGCAAATCATAATGACTATGCCACCACTCACCAGTTATACTTGCAGGTAGATCACGTATTTCAATTACATTTAATATAGCAGCAAGATCACTAGGAGGATGTGTGCCTATATAAGCTGATAAATTTTTAATAGCCCATCCATAAATAGTAGCCGGAATATTTCTAGTATCAAAACCATGAATAAATGCTGGTAAATCTTCTGGTGGTATACCATACATCTCAGCAATTAAATCAGCATGAGATTGAATTGTTGATTTAATATACGCACTCAAACTTAGATAATTCGAAACTACATCTATATACGCAGGCAAATCTTTGTGTGTTGGAACTCGCATCAATGTAGCACAAAGATCTCTTATACCGCCATAAATATTCTTACCTTTAAGTATCTGAATACCGTAACTACTATACCCAATTACATATATCTTTTGTTCTTTTAGATAAGTATAAGTAGAATCACAATAC